GGAGTATAACCTGTAACTGCTTGAAAATCCAAACCTGAATCTACACTTGCCTGAATTGGAGGAAAGGCAACAGCACCACATCTTGGATGATTTGTTGTGATTGTAGCACCAGCAAAACTTAAATTTTCAATTAAACATCCTCTTCTCACATGAAACACATCTCTATTTGTATTGTTTGGAACGACTGTCACTAATCTTAAGTCTTCACCAGTGATAGCAACATCAGTTCTTAATCCGATTGGATTATTTTCATAGTAAATTCCTGATCTTATTTTAATTGTATCGCCCTCTTGAGCAATTGCAGCCGCTGCAGCAATAGTATATTTTGCATCACCTTCTAGTAAACCACTATTTGTATCACAACCATTTTTTGATACCCATAAAGTTCTCTTTGTTTGAACACCTGATGGTCTCCAAGACACACCAACTCCAACACCTGAAACATTGAATGAAGATAAACGATAATCAGTTTTACAAACACCAACACCTTCATTACCAAAAAAGTCAGTTAATTGTGCATCTAACTCTAAATTTCCATCAATTTTGACATTTTGACCGACATTCAGATTTTTTACAATTCCAACTCCACCATCAATAACAGCTGCTCCAGTATTAGTGCTTGTTGATTGAGTGCCATCATTAACATCAAGTCTACCAGCGAATGTTCCACTCCCTCCAGAATTTAAATTACCACCAAGTCCCAAACCTCCATCAATAACAGCAGATCCAGTCGTAGAATTTGTTGATTGTGTTGTATCATTTACATCTAGTCTTCCTGCGATTACTCCTGATCCTCCTATATTAATATTTTTTTCTATACCAACACCACCCTCAACAATTAATGCTCCATTATCTTTTGTGGTGCTTTCGGAAGTCCCTGATATTTTTGCATCACTACCTACAAATAGTTTCTTCGCAATACCAACACCACCATCAACATTTAATGAACCGTTAGTTGAATCCGTTGCATCAGTAGTATTATTAAAAGTTACTAAACCATCTACATCTAAAGTATTATTAAGTGTAGCTGCACCATTTAAATTTAATGTAGCATCAAACTGCACTGCACCACTAGCGTGTAGATCACCATTTACGTCTAGTTGGTAAAGAGGATTTGCCTGATTAATACCTACTCTTGATTGTCTGTAAATCGCTGCACCAGCACCAGTTCCTTGATGACCCCATAAATCTTGTGTAAATATTGTGGATATTCCAGTTACTGTAGTGGGATCTTGTGCTGTTGCTTCTAAAGTATCAGTTCCTTGACCCTCACTATTTCTTTGAACAAAATTAAGAACAGTAAATGATTGTGCAGCACCGACAGCTGGAACAAATATACCCTCATTTTGTAAAAATACACCCTCAGTTTCAACAGGTGTAAATGATACCCAACGAATACCATTTGCATCTCGGTTCATGAAGAAACCGTTTTGACCTGGTGAACCAGATGAATCGTAAATATTTCTTGCTATTCTAATGCTTCCATCAAAATCTGCAACTAATTCTCCATGAACACCATTGTTAATACCAAAATCACCAGGACTCGCAGTTCCAACACCAAGAGTGCCAACACCTGTTACAACTAATGATTGAGTTCCTATTCCAGCTTGAAATTTTTGTGCTGGTTGAGTGGTTCCAATACCAACAAGACCTGAATCAGTGACTACAAAAGAAGTATCACCAGCTCCAACTTGAAATCTAGTATCAGGTTGTGTAGATCCAATACCGACTCGACCACCAGTTTGTCCATCTAAATCAGATGTACTTGATATTGCTACAAATACTGTGCCCGAAGCACCAACATTATGTCTTTGATATACAGTTAGATAATCAACGTCAACAGGACCAAAAAATGTTGAAAGACCTGTAACAAATAAATTATCATCAATCGTTATACTAGTAAATGATTGATCATCAGCAAAAGTTATGTCTTGAGAGTCAATATCAGCATAAAGTTGACCATAGATAAAAACATCATCAGTAAATTCTACCTTTCTATTAAAATTATCGACATCAGCTGCGTCGTAATCTGGATATGGAACTTTACCTGATGTAAATTTTGACATTATGCACCCCAGACACTTTCAGATACACTTGTGCCTTTAAATACTCCTCCCATCCAACCCACTTCACGAACTCTTATTTTTCCATACGGAGCACTGATGTAACAAGTATTAGATGACATATTTACTGAATTATTTGCATTTACTCTAAAATCTGCTCCAGCGTTAATTTCAACATTTTTATCTGCGTCTAATATAATATTTTGTCCTGTAATCCTTACGTCACCACTACTCATAGCAGTTATTGTAACATCACCATTCGCACCAACTATATTAACACATACCCCACCACCATCTACCTTGTTACCACCCATAATTTCAATACACTGGTCATTATATACATGATATAATCCAGCTTCAGTCATTCCGACTGTGCTAGTATTTCCGTCTTTACCAGAACCTAATAAATCATAAACAACAGCACCATTATTTCCCATTTGAGGATTTCCAGAATCGATTCTAAAATGTGGACCAAAGGAATCGTACTGTCTTAACTGCCAATTTTGTTGTTCTTCGGGTCTTTCTGCCATAACTCTACTATAGTATTAATATTTATCAGTATCCTCCGTAACCCCCACCTGATCCCGAAGACCCGCCACCACTAGGAGGACTAGGAGGAGCAGGAGGGTCACTCTGTCCAGACGTTTGTTGACTTGATGTATCAGTTGTTCCAGTTTGAGGAGTAGAACTTGTTGTAGTTTGACTTGGTGTAGTGGTGTTGGAAACATTTGTTTGAGTTGGTGAAGTGTATGATATTGAAGGTGAAGTTACAGTCGGAGTTGTTTGTGTTGTTGATGTTGATTTTGGTGGTGACACTGATGTTCTACTCTGAGCAGGAGTATCATAAATTATAAAATCACTATCACTATGTTTTGCACCTGTCATTTTTGTTCCATTAGGCATAACATGGAATGATCCATAATATGCTTCACCATTTACATATCCGACAATACCATCACGAGGTGTGATACAGTCTATAACCTGTTTTATCTCACCTTGATATTCTGGTCTTGGAGTAATTTGTGCTTTTAAAACTGCTCCAAATCCAGTAGATGTTGTAATTGTCATCTCTGGTAACTCAGTTACTTCCTCAACATTTGTTGTTTCTGGATTAGGTGGAATAACATTCAATATTCTACCATCTTCATCAAGGAACTTGGTATATACATTGCCCTTATCATCTGTGATTACATCATCATCAAGATAATTTTGACCTGGATTTACAACTACTACATGATCAACTGTATATATTCCTTCATCGTCAGTTTCTATAACAGGATAATTTTCTCCACCAGTCACAATGTAAACATCAGTTACTTGCTGGTAAGTTGGTGACTTAGGATCATAATCTATGACTGTTCTTGCAACTGCTCCGTAACCTTGGTTACAATTATCAACAATCTCAACAAATGGAGGGGTAATATATGAACCTCCCCCATTTGTTAATTTAATTCCTATTAAACTAGCAGTTTGATTTGCAAAAGTATCACCTACTATTGCACCTAAAATAGGCATTGCTGATGCACCTTCACCTCCACCACCGAAGATGTTTATTTTAATTCCTGCACAATTTAAAGGTGGTCCTGTATAACAATCACTAAGTTGACTACTAAATCCAGGTGTGCTTACATCTGGTCTCATGAAATCAAATATACCAAGATTACCTAATATTCCACCAGGACTTTCCGCTGCTTCTCCTAATGACTGTGCCACATTTGCAATATCTAATATTGACTCAGCTGTTACTTCAATAATATTTTTAGGTCCCTTCCCTATTACCCATTGATTTGTTTTTGCACCCAATCCATCAGCAGCAGTTGGAAGATCACAATTAAATGCATTTGCAATTCCCAGTAAACCCTCTGCATTTGATCTCAACATATCAATTAAGTTTCCATTGAATATTTTTGAAACACCTTTCATCAATCCTCCAAGTTGCTCATTAACTTTACCTATAATATCATTAAATAATGCACCTACAAACTGATCACCAATACAAGAAACAAAGTTTTTAACATTATCTAATAAACTTGTTAGAATATTACGAACAGATCCAAATAAATTATCTGTAATGTTTTTTACAGCACAAGGTAAAAAATTCTGTAAAGCTCTTACAGGACCGACCATAGCTACCTGTGCTATGTTTGCTGCTTTTTTTGCAATTGCACCATTTTGAGTTGCTAATAATATTTTTCCATACACATCTTTGTAAAGATCATGTAATCCTGTATTTAATTTTGGAGATAAATCAGCGTATGTTTTGTTTATAAAACTACCAGACAATCCAGATGCAATTCCTGTAATTTTTCTTGATGCACTATCAATAATAGAATTTTTTTCTTTTGGAGTAGCAGTGCTATAATTAAGTAGAGTATTTTCTACTTCATTCTTCATTTTATCTACAGAATTTGTATTAGTGCCCCCAAAGTTAATTACCTTTCCAACAGCAGAACTCACTGATCTTTCAGTTAAACCAGTCTTTTTCTCTATTTCTTCTGCTAATTTTTTACTAACATTTCTAGGTGATCTTTGTGCTGTTTTACCTGATTGATCACCTGCCTCACCCTTTATCATATAATCACTTGCTTTTATCTTACTCGTATATCCAGTAAAAGGAATAAAAGGACCAGAGTTTTCGCCACTAGGTGAATAAGTTGTATTACCAAATATACCTATTATGACTGGTATTTGAGCATCATCTCCATCTAAGAAAAAACCAAAAACATTATCACCTGGCGATATTCTAAGTGATCTAGAACGATTTGCTTTACCAGACCCTCCTTGAGGTGATAATAAAACTTGTGCCCAAGGTAAATCTTCATCTGCTAATTCAACTGTATTTTGAGGATGATATCCCATAATACGAACTTTAACACGATTTCCCCAAACATTTCCAATCTGGTTTATTTGATCACCTTGAGCTTCCTCAGATGCAATTTGACCAATCCACCATCGGAAACCATCTCTTCCTAAAAAATTACTTTTTAATACGTTGTTTTCTAACATTATTCTTGATTACCGTAAGTATCTCTTATTAATTTTAATTTCGTGTATGAACCTGTTGAGTCAAACTGATGACATAATTCCTGTATTATATATCGACCACTTTGTTCAGGATCTGGTTCAGATCTTTTTTCTCTATCTAATCTTGGAAATTCACACTCAATACAACTACCAGCACTTAAATTAGCATTGAATGGTATTGTCATTTCCATTATTTGCGTGAACAAAACATTATACCTCATAATAGCTTGAGATTGAGTTTTAAATGGATCAGCATTATCAGATGTATCTAAATCTTTTGACGTGTCTAAATTTGCTTTTTTCTCAAGAGTTCCAATATCAAGAACAGCGGTCATATATCGACTTGGAACATCACCAAGTGTTTTATCACTATCATCACTGATTGGAGGTAACTCAATACCACGACCTAAATTTTTTGTTTCTTTCTGATAATCTTCCAACTTGAATATACCTCTCTCTGGATTTGTATATTTAAATGTGAGTGGATTGAAGAATAATCGATATGAACAATATGCACCTCTCTCTAATTTACCAATTAAATCTTGATTTTTATTTGTTCCATATTCTATAATTTTAAAATCATTTTTTGGATTTTTAGGTGATATAACATTAGGAGTGTATATAAATTTTTCTTTATATGGTTCTTGAGTAATTAAATCATCAAGAGATTTAAAGTTGAATCCATCTTTAGTTTGATAAAAAAGATAACCAGCAGATGCATCTTTACCCGATGATGCAGGAACTCCTTTTGAAGACAACCAAGTTAAAATAGTAAATGGTTTTTTTAAATTACCTATAAAACCATATGGATTTTGTGTTTTATCAATTTCATTAATTTTATCAGTTTTAAGATATTGTGTTAAAATATTTTGAACACTATCTGAAATAGGTTGTGAGGAGGGAAATTTTTTACCAACTCTTGTAGTTTCATTTGTTATCGCTTCTCTTGGAACTAAATTTAATACAAATGTTTCTCTTTGACTATCAATTAATACATTAGTTATTGAAGCAACATAAAAATAATCAGATGATTTTTTTGAAAAATCTATTCCCTTTTTATTTGACCTAGAATTACCTGCAATTTTCATTACAACTCTTTCACCACCTCGTAATGGAAATCCATTATAAAGTGATTGTAGTTTACCGTCTTTCCCCTTGATTGTATTGCCAGTATTGACAACTACTATTTTTGCAGTAATCATCGGAGAAAATACGTTTTCATAATACTTTATAGCCACTGCACCAGCAGATATATCAGCACTCTTTGAACCATCTGCTGATTCAATAATTAATTTTTCGTATATTGATTTACTTATATTTGCCATTATGTGTATCGATGTAATATATGATGAATTTGTTTAAGACTATCATCCTCAATCGTTGGAATATTAATTCTCTGTGTGCGAGAAGGAGTAGATGGAGTTCCTGACATTACTGATGACTCTTTCATCATTACAACTGTCTGACCTTTTCTTTCCATAGCAAGTCTTTGAATAGACTCAGTTTTATCAATTAATCTTGCTTGTATTTCATCAATCTTTTCTTGATTAAAGTTTGATGATATCATTTGATCAATTTTACCACCTTTATTCAATGCTTCAAAGAAATTTGAACCGATTCTCTCAGTGGTTTCTTTTGTCATTATAAATTCACCAGATGTTAATTTTGCCAATACATTATCAATACCTGGTTTTCCCTCTACTTTACCACCATCATTGAACATTGTAAAATTAGTATCTTCAAGTGCTTGGTCTTGTTCTTCTTGTTCTGTAGGAGTTAAATCTACACCATCAAGTCCTCTAACATCAGGTGCAAAAGATATATTAGTATTTTCTGGTTGTAACGCTGCACTATCAAGATCTCTTAGTAAAGGTTCACCAGTTAGTTCTTCAGTGGTTGGACTTGTAATTGCATCAACATTTTGTGCATCACCTTTTACATCATCTTCTGTTTTTTCTAACTCCTTTTCAGTTTCACCTATTTTTAATCCTACAGTTTCAGATTTTTCATCGGTTGTTTCAAGTTCTTTTTCATCTTCTGGTTCTTCTTTTTTCTCCTTACTATCTGGTTCCTCCTCCTTTATTTCTTTAATATCAAATGTATCACCTATTCCAAAATTTTCTGGATCTTGAAAAGGATTAATAGCGGTAATCAGATTATTATTTAATTTGAGATAACCTTGTTCTGCTTTTGTAAGATTTTCTTGAAGTTCTTTTTTAGGTCTATTGTAATCTTCTCTTCTAAAACGATCTAAGAAGTTATCTAATGCTGTGCCTATTCCTGTAAATATATCTTTAATACCATCTACAAACCCAGTTAGAACACCTACAAATGTTCTAATTCTTTTTATTAATCCTTGAACACCTTTTATGATCGCTGGTAGTGTGTTAAGTAACCAACCAATTAAAAGCACACCTATGAAATCTAATATTCTACCTAAAAATCCTCTTGTGCTTTTTGCAATTAAAGTTCCTTGTCTTTTTAAAACACCACCCACTGTGCTTGCTTCAAGTTCATCCTCTCTTTGTTTTCTCAATACTGCCTCTCTTCTCCTTCTAAAATATTGATTGTCTCTACCAACTAATGTCTGTTTAAATTTTATTCTTTCACCAGTTTGCTCAACTAATTTTGAAGCAGTTTGTTTTGCATTTATAATGCCTTTTGTAAAATTAGTTACAGAGGATTGAATTCCTTTGATACTTATTGACGACTTAAATAATGAATTATTTACTATTTTTGAATTAGACATTATGCTAATACCCCGTAAATAGATTCAGAAAAAGAAATATAAGGATTAGTCGCATCACTTGATGTTATTACAGGTAAGTTATTTGATGCTACATTTGAAGAGTCTGCCGATTGACTTCCACCAATTACACCCTGACCTAAATCCAATGTTGTAAATGTTGGAGTAGGTTCCTCAAGTGAAGATATTCTTGATGCGACTAAATCACGATCATTATTGACAGGTGTTATTAAATCTTCTTTCCTTGAACCTAATTTTAAAGCAACTGGTATTGAATCTGTAGTTGATTCCTCTTCTTTCTTTACAATATTTTCATTAACTGACGACTCTGCTGGTTTTATATTTTTTTCTTCACCTTTACCTTTACCAAACATTCCCATTATACCATCTAACAACGCTTTTGCACCTTGTTCACCTGCTAATCCACCACCTAAAACAAGGGCACCATAAAGTAATCTAGCACCTGGAATTGGAAGTGCTGCTACAGGTAAAAATAATTTTGCAGCAAATGCTGAAGCACCAGCAAATCCAGCAGCACCCGCAAGTGCTCTCTCTACTTTTTCACCAAATGATAGATCAACTAAAAAATTGACTATTGGTCCAAACAATTTACCTAATATTTTTCTCAAACCAAATTTTGTTCCCTTTGCTGCTATCGTTTCAACACCCTCTCTTGCACTTTTCTTTGCAAATGGATTTTGAAAAAATCTACCAAAACCTTTTTTTGCTGTTGACTCTACAGTTTCTTCGATAACATCTCCTGTTATCTTTACTTTACTTTTTGGTGTAGAACCTGATCCTGTTACAGGTGCTCCTTCTTCAAGACCACCTAAACCTAAAGCAGCAAAAGGTAAAACTTTTAGAATACCTTTACCAACTTTTTTTAATATCCCCTCTCCTACTTCACCTAATGCTTTACCGATACCATTTTTTGCACCAACGACTAAATTTCTTACAAATCTAACTACTGCTTGAAATGGTTTCCTCAGTATGGCACCGAAAGTAATTCTAAAAGCATTAGAAGCGAGAGATGCTGATAAAGTAATTAACTTTTTAATACCTACAGTTCCAATAAGTATTATTCCACCAATCGTTAATAAATCTGCAGCTAACTTTCTCTTAAATTCGTTAAATTTATCAATATTTTTTTCTGATAATATCGTTAGGAAATTAAGGGTAGTATTCGCTAACCATCCACCCAGTAATATAGCAAAGAAATTTCCAAGTTGATTTAAAATGCCTTGTGTTTTTTCTGCTACTCTTTTGACTGGATTTAATAATGAAAATTGTATTTTTTTCTCTAATTCTGATTCTTTACCCTCTCTTAGTCCTTGCTCTGCAAGAATTGCCTCTCTCTTTCTTTGCTCTGCTTCTCTCTGTCTATCAAGGGCATCACTTAATTCTAAATTTTCTTTAACTGATAATAATGATGTATTTAATTGAACTACTTGCTCGGATATATTTGCTAACTGATTAGAAACTGTTGTAAGTGCTAATGAATTTTGAGAAATTAAACTTGTGGTCTGTGGATCGGGTTGATTTATTTGTGGTAAAGCACGACCAGTAAAGATACTAGAAGATACACTCCTTCTAATACCTTGAAGACTACCTGATATTGGAGATGCTAAACCTTGTTCCTCATCCATTTCGTTCTTGTTGTGCTTTTAAATTTTCCTCTTCAATATAATTTTGTAAAAGTGAAAGATAAATTTCTCTTTCCCAAGGAATCATATTCTCAAGTTCAGTTAAGCTGTATTTATGGTGCTGCATCATGGCAAAATTAATTTTATAGTATGAGGCTAAGTCCTCATGTGCCATACTTATACGAAAAAATTCTGTAGCCCCTCTAAAACAATTTCGTTTTCTTTTTTAGTATTAGGATTAGTAACAGTTACAGTGTGTGACAACTTAGGCATGGTTTCAAAGAATTTTTCAATATCTTTAAATTGATTAGAATTTAAAGACTCAATAAATTGTGATAATTCTTTCTTCGTGCAATCCTCCGCAGTCCATGATTCCTCTTCGGAATAAACCTGTTCGATACATGATGAAATTAAATCGAAAGTATCATCAACAGATACATCTGCAGCACTAGAAAAATTGTTTTTTACAAATTCATCCAAAGATGGATATCTCATTCTAAGAGTATATTGATCGTCAAGTTTAATGTCCTTTGAATGTTCATCATCAATAATAACTTTTATTTCGTCAATATTGATTGATGTAGGAACTTGTGTTTTCCCATCATCTGGGCAAGTAACCATAACTTCAATTTTCTCACCAACAGATTTTCCACGAATATTTAAAAACAAATATTCAATATCAAAAGTTGATAATTTTTGGACTTTTATTCCTCTTGACAATATACAAGACGCTAAAACATCTTTTACTGCATTTGCAACGGTAGTAGTATCTTGACTCTCCATTGCTAAAATAAGGACTTTCTCTTCTTTTACAAGAAAAGGTCTATACTTAACTTTTTTGTTTGACGAAGGTAACACCAACTCATAAGTTGGGGTTGCAATTTTTGGTAAAGGCATAATATTCTAAGCACTTCAATGTGATTATTTATAGTGGTTTTTTAAACTTTAAATGTATTAGATGATCCAGAACCTAAACTCTTACCCGATAAAGTTGTGACATTTCGACTAGAAGTTTTACCACTTGCTGTAATATATGGTGCGTTACTATTCAATAGTCTATCTGATTTATATACTTCTGACAAGGTTGTTTGATATTCATCACCTGTAGCATCTTTTCTATTAAATTCACTTATTCTGGTTGAAATATTATTGAAAGCTCTGCCTAAGTCTCTTGATAATGATGATGATTCACCACAAATATATCTGTCAAAACTAAATTGAGCAGTTGCCTTTAATACTTGTGAATTATTATAAGATACTTTTGTTGAACTTAATGATAATGGAAATAATCCTACAAATCTATATTCTAAAAATTGAAAGTAGTTTTTCTCGAACTTAACTATACGAGTATCATTTGATTTGTAATCATCTGGATAAGTTAATTTAAAATGATAAGAGTCAGATGAAGAATCAGTCGTGCTTCTACCAGTGATATATTCCATCCAATGCTCTAAAAATTTTAATGATTTATATTCATTATCTACATAAAATTCTAATGATATTTGTGTAAAATTTCTTGTGTGAGCAAATCTTTCAATCATACCTTGATAATCACCAGCAGTATTAAATGAAGCTAAAGCACTGCCTGGTAATACAGCATCATAACAAAGCAAACCAACATCATCAATGATAAATCGATCATTGATACCTTTCTTTCTCATGTGTGATTTAAGACCACCACTATTTGGCACATCAAATTTAACTAGGAAATTTGATGTTTGTGCTACATTCTGTATTGTTGGTAATATGTCTGATATACTTCTTGGTCTTGGTGCTGGCACTCTAAATAGTAATTATAGTATAGTTATTTAGATGGCTTATAGGGGAAAATACTATCCATCCTTTCCCAGAAAGTATAAAGGTGATCCTACTAATATAATTTACAGGTCACTCTGGGAAAGAAAGTTTATGGTGTATTGTGATAAAAACACTAAAATACTTGAGTGGGGAAGTGAAGAGATTGCTCTTCCATATATCTCACCTCACGATAGTCGTGTTCACCGTTACTTCCCTGACTTCTATATAAAAGTGCAAGAGAATACAGGTAAAATAAAAAGATACCTGATTGAAGTAAAACCACTTAAACAAACTGTCAGACCAAAAAAACCAAAAAGACAAACAAAAGGTTACATACGTGAAGCATTTGAATATGCAAGAAATCAGGCAAAATGGAAAGCAGCAAGAGAATACTGTGCTGACCGAATGTGGGAGTTTAAAGTAATTACAGAAAAAGAGTTAGATATATGAGTCGAATAGATCCTATAATGAAAAAATTTATCGGTAATGAAAGTGCTGATGATTTAGCAACAGATATACTCGAAGTGTTAACTGAAGGGAGTAATGTTCCAGAGGCAGGTAATTTTTATGTATTTGTATATCAAGCAAAAACACCTGGCATCGCTTATGATTCACATCCACTTGTTGCAGTGACTGATGTTTTTTCTTGGGGTTTCAAAGGATTGAACTATCATTGGGGTGAAATGAGAAATTATACGTTTCCAGAAGTAGTTGGTGGATTGTATCAAGTAGATGAAATGGAACTCAGAGACTTAAGAACTTTACCTTTTGTCAAAATCCTACTAAATAGTTAAAAAATAAGGTCGATAATGAACGCAGGTAACGCAAGTGGTTACACAAAAGAACAAATAGCAGGGATGAAAGATCCTAGCTCAATACCTCTAGCTGGTGGTCTTCGTCAAAATAAAAGATTTAGCACACGATCTATTAGAGATAGTGGAAAATTTTTAAGCTACCCCATAAAAGCAGGTCCTAATGAAAATATAGGAGATAGATTAAGAATCAAATGTGTTGAATATGTTACACCAACACTCGGTGGTGACAGTGAAGATGCCATAGGTGTAGCTAATTTGGGATCTGTTAATGATAAAAATCAATTTGTAGCTAATCAAAATATAAAAAAAAGTAGCGATATTGCACAAAACTTCGGATTAACTGCTGATAAAAGAACTCGTGAAAATCAAAAAATATTATATACAGTTGAATTACCTATTCCACAAGATATAAACGATTCAACATCAGTTACTTGGGGTGAAGATACTCTTAATATGTTTCAATTAGCAGGTTTAGCGATTGGTAAAAAATTCATTGATAGTCCTGCAAATTTAGCAGCTGAAGCATTAGATGTATTTACGGGTAAAGTTAACATACCTGGTATAGATCCACAAACACAAGAAGCATTTAAAGTCGCAATAAGTGGTCGTGCTATCAATGCACTTGGTGCGAATGTTAATCCTAGAAATATTGTATCAAGGGCGACAGGTCAAGTTTTAAATTCAAATCTAGAATTACTATTTCAAGGTGTTAATTTAAGATCATTTCCATTTAGTATAACTTTTTCACCAAGAAGTAGTGATGAAGGTCAGAGAGTAAAGGATATAATAAACAAATTCAAAAGATCAATGTCTGCAAAGGCAGGTGCGTTTGACGGTGGATATGCAGAAGGTATAATGATTAAAGCTCCTGATGTTTTCCTTTTAGAATATATTGATGGAAATACTGGTAAAAAACATAAATTTTTAAATTCATTCAAAACTTGTGCATTGACAAGCATTAATGTTAATTACACAAACGCAGGAACATATGCCACTTATCTTGATGGAACACCAGTTAATATAAGAATGGATATGACATTTCAAGAACTCGCACCAGTTTATGCCGAAGATTACGATCAACCTGATGCAGGAGAAGGAGTAGGATACTAATGGGATATTTTAGAGAACTTCCAAATATTGCTTATCAATCACCATTATCTCACAAAAATTCGTCAAGAGATTATATTGTTATAAAAAATATTTTTCGTCGTTCAAAATTATTTAATTACTTGGATGATAATGTCACTTTCTTTAACAAGTATGTGATTGGAGATGGTTCTCGACCAGATTTAATTGCAGAAGAATTATATGGTGATCCAAAACTTGATTATGTTGTTATTTTAGTTGCAGGTATTACAAAAATAAATCACGAATGGCCATTACAGGATTATCAAGTCTATGATTATGCTTTACAAAAGTATGGTTCAGAAACAGAACTGAATGAGAATCATCATTTTGAAACATTTGAAATTAAAGATGATAAGGGAAGACAAATATTACCACCAAATCTTATAGTGGATGATGAATTTAAAATTGATGGAACATCATCAAAATATAATACAACTTATACATTAATATCTCAAGCAGGTAATACTCAATTAGATGATAAAGATGAATTTACTGTGAAAACGGATAACATAGCTCGTGCAGTAACTAATTTAGAATATGAACATACTGAAAATGAAAAAAAGAGAGAAATTGACGTTTTAAGAGAAAGTTATCTTCAAATGTTTATTAATGATTTAAGAGACGTAGTTAGATATGATAAGAGTTCAAGTTACATAACATCTAGTTTGGCAGCAACAGAAAATACAAACGTTGTTAATCCATAAAAAAAGGAGTCCGAAGACTCCTACTTAAATATTAGATTAATCCAAGCTGCAATTACTAAAAGAGTAAGGCAGATTTGATTATATTTCATTATTCCTCTGCAAGTTTAGCAAAGTAGGATAATGCGTCATCCTCTTCTTCTGCAACTGCAGGAGTGGGTTTTGAAACAGCAGCAGTTACTAACTCTTCTGCTTCTCCACGATCAGTATCTTCTTCTTCAAACACTGGTGCAGCAGATTTCTTGTTTCCAAGAACATAATCTAGACGAGTCTTTAACTCATCATATGTCTTAAACTGATCTGGTGCAACAATCTCAGCAAGTGAGAACTGTTTCTTCCAGAGTGATTCCATTGCATCATCGTCATCAAGTAAAGGACTTGGTGCTGCAAATTCAGAACTATCATAGTTTCTGTATCCTGCAACATTCTTTGCTTTTAACTTGAAGTTAGCACCTTGCCAGAAATCAAATGGATCGATTGCCTCCTCATCTTCAAACTCAGGTTGCATCGCTGCAGTAAGTTTATCAAAGATTTTCTTCCCATACTTGTATAGGAATACTTTACCTTCGTTCTCAGGATTTGCAGGGTCTTTTACAACATATATGTTGCTGACGTAAGTTAACTTACGCTTCTGCTTTCTTGCTGTTTCTTTTCCAGCATCAGTTCCATTGTTCCAGAGTAATGAATTATACTCAGAAACTGGGTCTTTCTGTCCAAGTGTAGTGAGTGAGTTCTCAATGAACCATCCACCAGGACCTTGGAATGCGTGTGAATATAGTTTTACAAATGGTAAATC